TCCAAACATAGATTGCATCTCTACCTCTGATAGCTCCTCTGATCTGTGATCCGTCAGCCAGTCTTTGTGTACCAGCTGTGTTGGTTGCTGTTGGTGTGTAAGTATTTATATCTTCTTGATCTGAGAATCTAATGAACATATCGTCTTGTGTTGATGGTGTTCCAATAGTTGTTTCGGTTCCAAAAAATACTAAGTGTCTATCAGGAGTAGATACAATCATGTGTCTTGATGCTGTTGGTGCACCTGATATAATTGTTGCTCTTGTATCTGTTGCATTAGATAAACTAGAGTCCCACTGAAAACATGCACCATCATGAATTAAACAAATAGCTTTGTCACCAAAATTATCTAGTGACCACATACCTGGTTCNAGAACTAAGTCACCTGATGCAGCTTCACCCCATGCAACAAAGTCAGACGTATTTGTAACAGTTGCACCATCACTATGGGCTGCTCTTGTAGTTCCTCTAACAGCTCTTGTAATACCTGTTAAATTATTTCCAGAAACACCTGTATATGATATTTCTTCAGTTCCTACTTGAATAAAATTTGTACCAGAATCAGGAAAGTTAACTGTGCTTGTTAGTGTAATAGAAGTTCCTGATCCACCAGTGCCAGCGGTGTCATTTAATAAAGCACCATTTAGTGTTGTGGTAATAGCACCTGCAGCTTCACCGCCCCAAGATCCTAAACCATAACCAAATCCTTGTGCTTGCACTGCTGGACCGACCGTATAATATTTTTGTATTCTTATACCACCTGATGTTGTTGCTCCACTTCCAGATTCGTTTGAAGGCATTGTAATAGTAGCCGTTAAATTGGTAGGTGTGCTTGCAACCATAAATTTTTTATCATCAAAATCTGATGCACTAAAGTTTGAATTTGTAATAGCTGTAAAACTATCCATTAAAAGTATATCACCTGGTGCTAATCCATGCGCACTAGTATAAGTTATAGTTACAGTTGGTGATCCGTTGGTTGTGGTAAATGCGTTTGTTAAAGTAGTTGTTGATTCAATAGGATGTATGTCATAAAATACACCACCAGAAAAAGCATATAATATTCTATTTGTTCCTATGATTGCATATTTTCTAGATAAACTATTAATAAAATGATGCAGTCCTCGACCTGCTCCAGTCAATTCGTTTTCGTTTAATGTACCTAATTGATTCCAACCACCTATTTTTTCAGGTGTGCCATATCTAAATCTAACATTATCACAATCTACCCATTGACCTTCTGCTCCTGTGGGAGTTATTTGTTTGTTAATACCTGGCTGAAATCCTATCTTTTGTAGCATAATAAATCCATCTATACCAAATTTATTACTTAATGAACAGAGTCTATTTTATAAACTATTCTTTAAATTTAGTCAACTTAACTCCTTTAAACCACCCCGGTAAACCTATCATGGGTCTACCATCAAATTTATTTTGTTTCGCTGATTCTGAATTTTTTATATTATAGTGCAAAAACACTTGAGCACAGTCTTTTCCTTCAAAAGGTTCTCTCCAATGTTCTAAATCACAACCAGAATATATCAACATATCACCTGGCTCTAAATCTACTTTAATACCTTCTTGACCTTCTTTTCCTGTTGGATCTAAATAGATTGGCCAAGGGTCTCCACCTAAATTTAACGTGGTTGATATTTCACAAGAGTATCTATCTTTGTGACGACGTAAAACATCACCTTGTTTATATATTCTTGCATAAGAATAAGTTTCACTTAATTTTAATCCTGTGTGTTCTTCCATTACAGGTTTTACCTCTTGTAATAAAGTTTCCATAGCAAGATCAGCATAATGTGAATAAGTATTTGGAACTTGTTCATCATTCCACCTACCCCAATATTCTATGAATGGAGCAATATATTTTGAATCAAACAAAATCTTAACCACTTTTCTTTTATTTAAAAAGTATCTATATACAAAATATGCTAATTCTTTTGATATAGCAGATTTAATTACAGTGTATTTTTTATCTTTAAAACTCATTGAAACGGTTTTCCTAAACACCAAACTACTAAAGAATATCTTGTACCTTTTGTAATAGGTTTTACTTGATGGTATACGTCAGATGGAAAAACAATAACAGAGCCTTTTGGTTTTACCTCTTTACATTCCATAATGTTTCTAGGTTTATCAGGCTCTGAATTATCAGGACAAAATTCTAACTCACCTCCTTTATAGTCAGAAGGATCGGACAGTGATATAATACAAGAGAGTTTTCTAATTTTTCCTTTAAATTCATCAGATGAGTCATCTCCATAAGGCTCTGGAGAAGAATCTTTGTGCCAACCATAATGTTGATTTAATCTATATTTTGTAAATTGAATTGTTTCACAATAACTCCATTCTAAATTCCAATTAGCATTTTTATTTGCTGTGTGTATATAAGGTGTTATTTCATTATATAACCAAGGTTCGTTTCCCCAAGCAACGTTTGATTTTCTTTTCTTTTTAAATTCTTTTAACTCTACCATATTTTTTTCTTCAGCTAATTTTAAAATCTCGTCATCTGTTTTTTCTTTTGCACTATCACCTAGTTTTTCTCTCATATTTTTAATATTTCCAGTAACTGCTGTTTGTTCTTTTTTATTATTAAAATATTTTACAACAGAGTCACAAAAAGATTCATGCAGTGCTGATGAAAAATACCAGTATTGATATTCAAAATTCATATTTCTAATTTCTACTTTCTATGTCTATCAGATAAAAAATATAAGTCTAGTATTAGAAATCGCTAAAATATGCTGGTTTATTAAAATGTTCGTGATCACCTTCTACTTCTCTCCAAGTTTGAGTTGCTGGCACCCATTCATAAGATTTTGTATCATCTGGATAAGGTACAGGAGGAACCCAAGTACAACTATCCTCATCTAAAATATAATGATCTGGAAGACCATCTCTAGGTGGAATAAAAGCATCTCTACTTGAATCATATGTAAAATCAACAGCAGCATAATTTTTTCTTTTAGCTTTACTTTGATCTGGTGTTAATATTCTTCCTATTCCTACTGTGTTTTCTAAATCTGTTCCAATAGGTTGATGCCAAGTTCTCATATAAGCATAATGTTTTCCTTTCATTGTCCAGTATGAGGTTTGTTTCCAAAAAACATTTAATCCATCAGGATTAGGAAAATTATCTTTTACCCATTGCTCTGATTCAGCAGTGTATTCTCCACCATTGTTTTCTACATCAGAGTCACTTATAACTAAAACTCTTGTTACTTTATTTGTATCTGAATTTATTTCTGCAAAGTGTGCCATATTTAAAACCAGTTATTGTCCTTTTCAAATTGGTATACATCTTGTAAAGTCCATCTACCAGACGTATTATTCGCTACTTGAGGTTCAAAAACATCAACAACACCTGATCCTCCAGATGCTCCTTGTGCATTTCCAGCAGCTCCTCCACCAGAGTTTGCAACTCCATTTTTAGGTGCAGGTCCTCCTCCTGGAGATGGTAAAGCACCAGGGTGAATCGCTCCAGATCCAGTAACATCATAACCAGATTCTGGATCAAAAGGAAGAAGTCCTCCTCCGTATGTATTTTGGCCTCCGCCTCCACCACCAACTACTCTAGTCATTTGTGGTATATTTATTCCTGGTGATGCAGGCATGCTAGATGATGAAACTCTTAAACCTGCTCCACCTGTATTATTTGCTGCTCCAGGGTGTACGTTTGTTCCAGCACCAGATAAAGCTCCGCCACCGCCACCAGATCCATTTGAAGGTGTTCCAGGTGACCCAGCATTTCCATATCCAAAAGTTCCAGAATCTCCTGATTGACCAGGTTGTGTTGCAGATCCTCCTCCAGGTGAATTTGATCCTCCACCACCAGATCCGCCGGATTTACCTCCGCCTCCGCCTCCTGGTCCGAAGGCTCCTCCGCCTCCACCACCTTTTGCGGTTAAACTAAATCCTGTTGTGTCACTTCCAGTATTTCCTTGGTTAAAATTTGATGTCGCTCCTGATCCGCCTCCTCCAATAGATATTGGATAAGATGTAGGTGCAGAAATAGGAAGAGCTGGTCTAAAAACTACTCCTCCTGCTCCACCTCCGCCTCCAGCGAATTGTCCAGCTCCACCACCTCCAGCTACAAGTAATACATCAACGTTAGTTGTTTGAGGTTGGGCATTGAAAGTCCCTCCCGATGTAAACGAAGTTAATAGTTCTGATTGAACTGTTGGTGTGTAAGTAGGTCCTATTATTCCGCCGTTTGCCATTAGTTTATATCTCCAACTTTAAGAATTCTGTTATTTAAAGAAGTCATTCCTAAGACCTCCTAACATTAACTTAATTCTTCGTAACTTATAGTAATAACTGCATCCGAGTTTGCACTCGCTCCTGCTTCTAT